AAGGCCGTCTGAAATCACTCCCGTTTCAGACGGCCTTATATATTTAAAGCTCCTAAAAGGGGCATTTCAAACGGTATCTTGAGCCGAGTAGCTCGTATCACACCGTAAGGCTGATAGCCCCTTCAATTTAAAGTTGTAGGGGCTTTAATTATGGCAAACGAAATCACACGTATTTTATCAATTTCAACAGATTCAAAGCGTATAGAAGTCAACAAACATTCTATTAAAGACGCATCTCAAGAAATCATCTTATACAAAAACAACCGCCTTTATTGCACGATTTGGACAGTTCCCCGTTTTACAGACGGCATTATTAAAGAATTTTTATCGACAGGACAAATTGCAAATTTCACAGGCTTAATGGTGGTGTAAAGATGACAAACGCAAACAATACCCAAGTAGAACGTAGTGAGGAACTGAAAACAGCGGCGGCGGATTTATGTCCGCCTTGCGGACAGGAAGCCGCCGCTGTTCAGAGTACCCCCACTAGTAACACGGGGGGACTGGTAAGCGAAGCATACAGCACGTATGTGGTAGCGGGTGGCAAGTTGAAAGAAGTCCCGTTAAAACGTGGTGTATCAACAGCCGCTTTTGTCGATACCCTGACCTTTACCGTACATGAAGATGTTTTTGTCCGTCCTGACCAACTCGGCACAGAAGAAGAAATTACTGCAAACGTATCTGCCGAACTTGAAGAAATCATGGGGTACGGCTTATTTTGCCACCAAACAGGGCGTAACGGTTATGAAACCTCTTACAAGATGGGAAACGAAACCGTCAATTACGGATTTGTCGCTCTCGGTGGAAACCGCCAACGCCAAACTATCTGCTTTTACTTTACCGGGGAAGGTTTGGTAGCTGCAAAAGAAGGCTGGGAAGTCCGTTTATACAACTATTTCAAGACCTATGCACCGTTCGCAAAAATCACACGTTGCGATTTAGCTCACGATTTCTTAGACGGCGAATATACCCCCGAACAAGCAAAAAAAGATTGGGAAAACGGTTTATATACAGCTCGTCAAAGCTGTCCAGTCGCCGAATGTGTCGGAAGTGACTGGCTCAAAGACGAAGGCCGCGGCAAAACCTTTTATATCGGAAGCCGTAAAAACAGTTCTCGCTTTGCCCGTATCTACGAAAAAGGCAAACAGTTAGGCGATAAAGACAGCCGTTGGGTACGTGTCGAACTTGAAATGAAAAACAGGGACATCCTTATCCCGCATGAAGTTTTAATTGAACCAGGTCGTTTTTTAACAGGTGCATACCCTGTGTTTGAAGTCTTATTCGAACAATACCAAGAAACAGCCTTCAAAGCGGAAAAAGTAAAAAAGGTTCAGGACTTGGGGCATGAACATGTCCTTAAATATGCCTCCATGCAAGTATCCCCCGCCATCAAGATGTTGATGGAAATGGGCTTTAGTGACAGCCAAATAGTAGAAACATTACTTAACCCAAAAGCAAAACTGCCCAAACGCCTTGTGCCGGAAGCATTCGATTGTTCGTATCTAAATGTAGCGTTTATCCATGAACATAAACGACTGCCATATAGCGAAGCAGAGTTGTTGGAAAAATTCAGTAATGAACTGAATCCGCCAAAACGAATGACTCATAGAACCTATGATCAGTATTTAGAAGCCAAGACCCGCTATGAAGGGGAAAGCATTATCGGTCTGAACCGAAACCGAAGCTATGAAGAATATATGTATGACCGCTATTTACGGAATGGCATTTTAAATCTAAACGAAAGGAAAACGACATGAAAGCAAGTTTGCGTAAAGTGAAATGGAATAAAGGCGTTGTACAAGATACAGGTCGGGAATACGACTACACCCGTATCTATATCGAAGCACCTATTTGGGACGGTTCATCAAATGAATTTGGCTTAGACACCATTTAACTTGAATATGGTAACGAAGAAGCCCATAAAAATCTGTTCCATCTTAAAGGCAAATTGCCGGTAGATATTGAAGTTGAATATATCGACATGGTTAAAGGCAATGACGTTTTGAAAGTCGTGCAAAGCCTGAAAGTTCTGACACCGCAAGTTTCGGCAACACCGAAACCGTAACCGAATTCAGGCTACGGGGGTGGCTTGAATTCCCCTACATTAAAGCCCCCAAATTCGTCTTATTTTTAAAGGAAAACATCATGAAATTTATGAATACCTGCCGTAAATACGGCGCAAAAGCCGCAGTAGCAGCTCCTTTGGCTCTGGCAACGCAAGCTTATGCAGCATTGCCTGATGATGCAAAATCAGGCATTGAAGCCGCAAAAACCGATGGCTTGGAAGCAGGATGGTTGGTTGTCGGCGTATTTGCCTCTCTTTTCGTTATCGCCATCGTGAAACGTCTGTTGCGCTAAGGCCATAACATGTACTACCAAGTTGGAAACCAATGTTTAGAGCAAAGCCAAGCCGAAAACGTGTATTTCAGCTTGGTAGTACCTACCGTAACCGAAGACGGCAGGATATTAAAACCTGAATATAACGGAACAGGTTGGCAGCTTGACGGCCAAGTTATCAAAGCAGATTTACCGCAATGCAGCCCTGAAGAGAATTTAAAAGACGGTTTGGAAACAGGTTGGCTGATATTTGGCGTAATGGCAGCGTGTTACGTGATTATCGTTGTGAAAAGAATGCTCAGATGATAGATTTTTATTTTTTACTGGGTTTGGCCGTGCCGGTCATCATAGGCATGATGATTTTTAAAGATTGAAAAACATGTTAAATTCCCATTTCGGATAACACAGTTGACGAAGTGAGGAATTTAAGATGATTTGGGATATTTATAAGGGTTTCCGCCTGTATCTTTTAATGCGGGTTGTGTTGGATATCTTAGATATTTATCCGGCTCGAAAATATATATTTTGGCTTGTTTTATGTGTGGCTATTTTTGAAATAGTAAGAATTTTCATAAATAGAAACAATGATGAACCAGATGAAGATATTTTTATTGAAACACCTATAAATCCTAAAGGCTCGCCACCTGATTTTGATTCCGTTCAATTCATGAAAGATTTGAACGAATTCAATTTGAAGCAAAAAGAAAAAATACGGGTAAAAAGGAAAAATGAATAAGTTATTTTTTTAAGCGGTCTTTTACTTTGTTCTTCATTTGCTTTTGCTGAACTAAATGTATCAAAAAGCGGTAAAGTGACTTATAAAAAACAGTCTGTTGCTCATTGGTATTCTAGTGGTTGGTCAAAAAGTGCAATTTCAGATAGTGCTTACAGAAACTTTCAAACTCAGGCAATGAAGGTCAGATATGAAAAGGCATTGTCGGCTTCATCTGTTCCAGTAGGTCTTGAAGCGGGTGTTTCAAGAGCAACCGTTCTAAAAAACTTATTCAGTAATTTTAAAAAATTCCGCTTTGGTGGCGGTTTTTGGACTTGGGCGGCTTTTACCGCTGTCGGTTTCGCTATTGATAAACTCCTAGAAGACGACGGCTACACCTATTCCGATTCAGGCAACAACTACACCAAAAATTATGCTTGTACAGTCAAAGCCAAATATCGTACGACGGTCTATGAAACCTTAGGCGTGTCCGATTCTGAATGCTCACGCGAATTAGGTTCAGCCATTGGTACTTATCTTTGTCAGAAGCATTTTTCTTGGAGTGGATATACTTTTTCAGGATTTAATACAAGTAACGGAAATTGTGAATTTTCTAAAGGAAGTGATGTAAGGTCAAAAGGTAATATCACTTTTACCAAAAATCCCATAACAACCACACTTCAAGATGAAACCCTAGAAAGAATTATCGGCAAAGCCTTAGACAACGCAACAAGTACCGCTCTAGACAAATATATTCAAGCAACCGCCGATGAAAACGGCGATATTCCCGGTCTGGACATGACTATTTCCGTCCCTGCTGGAACAGTCGTTACCATCGGCCCATATACCGACACAGACGGAAAAGTTAAACAAGCCACGATTACGTTCCAGCAAAGCGAAAGCGGAGAGACAACCGCCGATGTACAGGAAGAAGAACGTCCTGATTTAACGCCAAACAGCGAAGAAGCGCCGTCAGTAGAGCCGGAAGAAGAAACCGGCACCGGGTCGGGCAGTGAAACCGGAACAGGTACGGGAACGGGTAGCAGTACTGGAACGTCTACCGGAACAGATACCGGCACTTCAACCCGCACTGAAACCCAGCCGCAGGAACAAAGTTTTTTATGTGATTTATTTCCCGACATTCTTGCTTGCCAAAAAATGGGCGAACCATCAGAAGAAACATTTGAAGAGATAAGTATTCCGCAAGCAACTGATGATACAACATGGAAGCCTGATAGCTTTTTAGCTCCTAATGGCGTATGCCCGCAACCTAAGTCATTTAGCGTATGGGGTAAATCAGTTGAAATAAGCTACGAGCCTTTATGTGTATTGATGGAACAAGTCCGCTTTGCCGTTTTACTCGCATTCATTGTCATTTCTGCCTATATTTCATTTGGCGGATTAAGGAGTAAAGACTAATGCCTGCCGCTTTAATACCACTTATCGGCATATTGCTGAAACTTCTGGTTGTTAGAATTATTATTGCAACCGGTATGACCTTTGTAACTTATACCGGCTATATAGTTGCCTTAGATACCTTCAAAGACTACATCAGCCAAGCTATGGCCTCAATGCCCGATGATATTCTTCAGTTATTGCTGATTGGTGGATTCGGTCAAGGACTTGGATATTTGTTTGGTGCATTTTCATTTCGAATCAGTATGAGCGCATTAAACAAATTGACATTTGTTTTACCGAAATAAGGGGAAAACATGATTTATCTGTTTACCGGAAATATGGGTACCGGCAAAACCTCGCGTGTTGTATCCATGATTTTAAACAATGAAGACGGTTTGTTTAAAATGAAGCTCGAAGACGGTACGGAGGTTGATAGACCACTATATTTTTGTCACATCGACGGCTTGGATAAACGTAAGTTTAACTCCCACGAGTTGACAGAAGAGCAAATTATGGAAGCCCCGTTGCGTGATGTAATCCCGCAAGGTGCAGTATTAATTGTAGATGAAGCACACTATACCTATCCAGTCCGTTCTGCCGGTCGTCCTGTGCCTCCTTACATTCAAGAATTAACTGAACTCCGACATCACGGCCATACGGTTATTTTAATGACACAGCACCCAAGCCAATTAGACGTATTTGTCCGCAATTTGGTTTCAAAACATGTTCATCTTGAGCGTAAAGCAGTCGGAATGAAGCAGTATTGGTGGTACAAGTGCGTAACCAGTTTAGACAATCCGGCCGGTGTCAGCGGCGTGGAATCTGCAAGTTGGAAACCGCCTAAAGAAGCATTTAAATATTACAAATCTTCCAGCCAACACCAAAAATTTAAGAAAAAAGTCCCCTTGGTAATATGGGCGTTAATTGCAATTTTGGGGTTTGTCGGTTGGAAGGCATACACCATGTACAATTTGTATAAAGAAGGTACGCAGACAACAGAACAGGTTGCAGATGTTCAAGCAACACCGGAAAGCAACATAGCAGAAAAATAATCAAGGCATTAATGGGAATAGTTCCCCTAATGGCAATCTAAAACCATCCGATTTTGTACCGACATTGGCCGAGCGTCCCGAATCAAAACCTATTTATGACAGTGTCCGTCAGGTCAAAACCTATGAGCGCATAGCAGCTTGTATTTCCGGCGGCAAAAGTGGATGTACTTGTTACAGCGATCAAGCAACGCCGTTGAAAGAAATCACTAAGGCTATGTGTGAGAAGTACGCCAAAGATGGCATACCATTCAACCCATATAAAGAGCCGGAAACGCAAAACATGGCCAAAGCGCAGGCACAGCACCAAACGGCAGATTCAGACGGCCAGCCGTCCCAAATCGTATCACTCGGCGGCAAGAGCCAACAGAATCTGATGTATGACAACCTAGTATCCCGTGACAGTTTCGGTACGCAAAACGGGGCAAAAGTTGGGGGATAGACAATATCGCTGCTTTTTTCGGGTTGATAACGCTTTAGCGGAATCGACCCGAAAAAAGCAGCACGGGGGTTCAGGGAACACCCCGACAGTTCAAACCATACGATACCGCCAAATAAACGGCCTGCCTGATAGCCTAATCAAGATTGGTACGTATGGTTTTCTTTATTTGTAATTCATTACGGTATCTTGGGCATTCAGCCCGTATAAATAAGGTTTGAGGATGGTTTATTTGGGATCAGATGTATCAAAATCAACGATAGATTGCTACATTCTGAGTGATGAAAAATCAGAACATTTCAAGATAGAAAACAATTCAGACGGCCTTAACAAACTACTTGAACAATTCAAACACCAAGACCTGTCAAAAATCCATGCCTGCTGTGAATCAACAGGCATTTATTATTTGAAAGTTGCCGAATTTCTGTACAGTTATCAGATTAAAATCAGCGTGGTAAACCCATTAGTCATCAAAAATTATGCACGTTTAAAACTGTCACGGATTAAAACTGACAAGCAGGATTCGAAGTTGATAGCGGAATACTGTCAAAATCAGAAGCCGAAGCTATGGCAACCTGACAGCCCTTTAAAACAGCAAATTCGCAGTTTGAACCGCAGAGCGGATCAACTAAACAGTTTGCTGGTAATGGAAAAGAACCGTCATCAGGTAGCGGATGATTGCGTTAAATTATCTATTGAGGAAACAATAGGCTTTTTAACCGAACAGATACAATCCGTTAAAAGACAAATTCAGGATTTGATAGACAACAATACTGATTTGAAACAAAAACAGGGCATATTGGAAACAATACCGGGTATCGGCAAAACTACGGCTGCATGGTTATTGTCGGTATTGGTTGATTTGAACAAGTTTCCCAACGCCAAGCACTTTGTAAGCTATCTTGGTCTGACACCGGTTATTAAAGAATCCGGGACAAGTGTAAGAGGGTTATCTGTCATATCGAAAATGGGGGATAGGGCTGTAAGGAAAGCCCTATATATGCCTGCGCGTTCGGTTTGTACCCGCTCCAAGCTTTGGCGGCCTTGGTATGAGCAAAAACTTGAAGCGGGGAAACATCCAAAGGAAATTTATGTAGCCATGATGAAAAAAATATGTATTTATGCCTACACCTGCTTACAGAAAAATCAGCCTTTTGATGAAAATTTACATAAGCGGCTTACAAGTGAATACGGTATCTTGATT